ATGATCTTCATGGTTCAAAACCTCCTTTCTCAGGCCACGCGGTGCCAGATGTGCACATAGTAGGCGGCGGGCTGCACGGTGCTGCTGCGGCCATAAATGGCGTTGGACTTGGACGCGTCAAAAGATATATTGCCATAATTTCCGCTAGACCCGTTCTCGAGTGACCTGCCTATGCCTTTGACAGAAAACGCACCGCTGCCAGATGGATAAGCATAAAAGCTGCCCATTACATCAGATAACGTGCCCGTGATGTTGGGCAGACCGGCTTTCACTGTGGTGCCGGCCGCGTGGGTGCTGGATGCACCCATCAGCACCCGCTCGGAAGCGATCACCTCCCAGCTGCCGCCGAACAGTGCGGCGGGGCTGGTGGGGTCGGTGCTCTGGTAGATGCTGCCCACTGGGTAGGCAGCCAAAGCGCTGTCCGCAGAAAGCCTTCCGTCCGCATCGACCGTCAGGCCGCTGCCCACTTTCACGCCGCCCAGCGTGGTTGCGGTGGCAACGGGAAGTTTGATGTTTTTCATTGCGTCACCAACAGCTTTTGCGTCAGCCGGGGCCCCCTCAACGCTCAACGTCTTGTCGGTGCTCACAATAGCCGCAGCCCTGTCCGCTTCAGCTTTGGCAGAAGCGGCAGAGCTTCCCGCACTCTTTGCGTCTGCGGACGCTGACTGTGCGCTTTGGGCTGCGCCGGTGGCGGCAGTCTGGGCCGCGCTTTCACTCTCTGCAGCTGCTGCGGCCTTTTCCGTCGCAGTGCTGGCTGCTCCGGTGGCGGTCTGAGCGGCCTGCAAAGCGGCCTGCTGCTGGCCCGTCACTTTCTCGGCGTACTGCTTGACGTACTCCATGCCCTGTGCGATGTCCTCGCGGACTTCCACGCCGCGCTCTGCGGTGCGAATTCCCGCGATTGCTTCGTCAAAGGTCTTGGTCTTGTCCATAAATCTCTCCTTTCTCAGCCCTTGAGTGCCCGGCTCAGGTCGTAAGCATCAGATGCCTTGCGGGCAGTCAGGGACTGCAGATCGCTGAGGCTGGAAAACTCGGTGCCAAAGGTAAACTCCTTTTTATCCGGTGCATCCAGCGGCTCCACCAGCTTTGAGCACAGCAGCCACGTATCCACGCCGTGGGCCGCCGAAAAGATATGCGTCTGCTTGCCGATGGCAAGGCGGTCGATATCGATGCCCGCGTCTTTCAGATCCACAGCCTTCACGGTCATGCCGTTCAGGTACCGCAGATTTTTTGCCAGCTCTTCCTCTGCAGCATCCAGCAAAGACTGGTTGCTGTTGTAATTGCCCTCGACATGGATCACCTTGGTGATGATGCCGTAAATCTTTTGCGCCTTGACGTCATTGGCCGTCTGGGAGATGATGCTCTGGATATCCACAAAAGGCCACGTTTTCTCGGTTTTTGTGCCAAAAGCAATGACCCGCGTGCAGATGTCCTCAGCTTTGGTGTAGCTGGTCAGATCCAGCATGTTGACCCCAAAGGCAATGGCCTGGGGGTTCTTGTCCGTGATCTTCTGCATGTAGTCCAGATAGCGATAACTCTGCTGCCCAAAAAACGGGAGGTTTACCGACCCGTGGCGGATCACAAAGTAACCTCCGTACTTGTCTGTGAGCTCGCTTTGCAGGATGTCCAGCGTTTTGCCGTAATTTTTGCCATCTCCGAAGCTGTAGGTGGGTTCTTTGGTGTCAAAAGCAAAGCGGCTGTCAGTCTTGCCGTTGATCGCAAGACTGTACGAGCCGCCTTTTTCGGTGATCTTGTAGGTGCTGGATTCAGTGCCTTTTGTGATATCGTAGATGGAGTATGTGCCAAAGTCCTTGCTGCAGGTCGGGCAGGAGACATACGCTTTTGCGACGCTGACGCTTGCGTTCCACGTCTTGTCGTTTGCATAGGCCACCGGATACCGAACCCGGAAATTGTTTTCACCGATGCGGGAGAGTACATAGCCACCAGACATGCGTTCTGCGTTGAGCTCCCAGCTCAGGCAGGAAGCTTTCATCTGCGAGTCGACGCTCGACTGCTCGACCTCTTCGCTCCACAGCACCGCGCCGTTGATGGGGTTATAGATCGTGTAGTGCTGGATATAGTCGTCATCGTCGTCATAGTGATGGCCTGACTTCACCACCTTGAGCCCGTCGATGTAGGGCACCACCATAGGAGTGTCCATCTGCACCTTGCTGGGGGTGAAAGCCTTGTAAGCGTCCACCTGTGCGTTGTGATTGGCACAGACCCACTCCAGAAACTGCGAAAAGCTCACGTTTCTGGCGCTGTAAGGCGCGGCGCCGCTGTCGTTGAGGTAGGCCATTTCGCCCTCACAGTAGACTTTCTGGCGCACCCGAAAATCCTGCTCGTGGCTCATGACGCGGCCCTGCCAGATCTGCTTGCCGTCCTGCTGCACCTCCACCACCGTCATGAGCTTTTGGAGCGCGGAGTGTGCGACGTTGCCCAGCGGCAGAGTAAATTCCAGAGAGCCAGCCTTGCCCACCTCGCGGGTCAGTGTGGGGCTGATGAGCTTTTTGGTGTCGGTGATGTCCCCGGGGTCGTAGATGCAGGCTTTGTCCACCCACGTATCCACGCCGGACTGTGTGCCTGCATAGATCTTGTAACTCATAGGCTTGCCCCCAGATACTTGATACTGATGCTGCAGTCCGCAGACGCAGAGAAAACGAGGGTGCCCACCACACCGTCCGGCATGGTAAGGCCCTCAATGTACTGCCAGTCGGTGGACTTGGCCAGAATGCCTACCTCAAAGCCGTTGAGAGACACCGCGATGTCTGCGGCGGTCTCGCTGCGCTGGAAGTAGATGCCAGCCGCACGCGGTGCGCCGGTGATGGACACCTCTTTGTCCTCGCCCGCCTTGAGCGGGATATCTGTGTAGTTGCGCACGATGTCCGTTTCAAAGTTGAAGTCATCCCACAGCCAATCGTTCGAGCCATCATAGATGCTGCGCTTGAAGGGGTTGCAGGTGCCGGTGATGGTAAAGGTGCTGGAAAGCCGGTCACGGGACGGTGAGATCTTCCACAGCCCTTCCCAGTACCACGCGGGATCCTCGTCGAACTTACACCGCAGCCACTTGCCGTGGATGGCGTTGGCGATGGTGCTTTCGATGCTGGGCCACTTGCTTTTCGGGGCATTGCAGAGCAGCTCCATGGTGATGGTGCGCTTTTTATAGTGCACCTTGCCATCGTCCCATGCGGTGAGGTTGAGCAGGGTATCCGATCCGGTGACCTGTACAAGGCGCTCATCCACCTCGGCATCGCCGATCTTGGGACTGCCCACCTTGAGATACAGCCCCCAGTCGGTCAGGGTGTGGTAGTCCCCGATTTTTGCGCCCAGAAGCTTTGCCATTACACACCCCTCGCTTTCCGTGTCACCGTCACGCCGATGCGTGCATCGACGTTGGTCGCCATGCGGGGCGACAGCACGCCCACCAGCTCACCGGAGTCCATGACCACTTGACCCTTGCCGATGTCAGGCAGATGCTCGTCCAGCATCCCTTCAATGCGTTCCAGAATGCTGGTTTGCCGGTCAACGATGGACTGCTGGCCGGTAACGCGGTACTGCAGGGCCGCACGGGTGGAGAAGGTGCCCAGACTGTCATACACTCCGGTCTTGTCAAAGGGACTCTGGTAGTGGCTGACAGGCTGCTGGTCGTTCTTCTTGTTCATCCACATGGCAAGGCCGATGCCGCCAGCGACTGCGCCCACGCCCAGGATCAGGGCAAGGACGGGGTTTGCTGCCACAAAGGACACGATGCTGCCCAGTGCAGAGGTGATGCCGCCTGCCATGCCGGAAAAACTCTGGACGATGCTGCCCAGAGTGCCGCCCACGCCGCCGGAACCTGCAAGGCCCTGCACGATCTCAGAGAACGCCTTTACAGACGTAGTGGCGCCATCCACTCCGGCAGTAATGCCATTTGTGAAGATGCTCTGGATGGATTCCAGCGCCTTGCCGATACCGCCGCTGAAGTAGCCCTCATTGACTGCAGTCGCCGCGTCCGCAAGCCACTTAGAGATCACGTCGCGCTGCTCCTGCGACACTTCGCCCCAGATCAGATTGACAAAATCCAGCCCAAGACTTGCCCAGTCGCCGTTTTTGGCGTCTTTGAATGTGTTCTTTACCAGCCCGAAAATGCCCTTATCCAGCTGGCCGGAAGCCTCGCTCAGCTGCTGGTCAATGCGGCTCTGGGTGCCCTTTACGCTCTTGTCAATCTCGTTGGAGGTCTCCGTCACCTTGTCTTGAATGCCGTCGATGTAGGTGATGATCTTCTCGTAGGTCTCCGCGCCGTTCTCACCGATGCGCTGGCCGGTCTCTGTGACGGTCTTCTTGATATGCTCGCTGCCGTCCGCGTACTTTTCCACTGCCTGCTGCACCTTTGTGGTGATGCCGTCAAAGGTGGTTTCCGAGACGTTGGTAAAGGTGCCCAGCAGCGTTTTTGACATGTCGTCATAGGTCTTTGTGACCTTTGTGACCGTGCCATTGACTTTGGTTTCGACCTGCTTAAAGGTCGTGGCGACACCGTTCACCATCTCCTTGCCGGTCGTGGTGGTGGTCTCGGTGATGCGGTCTTTGATGTTGCCCGCGCTGTCCTTGACCTTTTCGGTGAGAATCTGGATGCTGGTGGTCACAGTGCCCAGCGCATTCTGTGCGGTGGTGGTAGCCGTGCTGGAGATGGACGAAATGACCGTTTCGGTGGTGGACTTGGAACCGGAGGAACCGCCGCCACCGCCACCTGTGGTGACGATGGAGCTACTGTTGGTTTCTTTTACTCCGTACTGCTTTTTCAGACGCTCGCCGTATTCTTTCCAGTAGTCTGTGTCTTTTTTTCCGGCCTTTCTGTTTTGGTAGTCGTTGTTAAATGCCTTCTGGTAAACCGCGTCCCAGTCACCGTGGGCAATGCCTATTTCTTTGCTTTTCAGCGCGTCAAAGACAGCTTTCAGGCCAACAGCAGAGGATTTGGCCTTGTCAATGACGGTGGTAAGGCCGGTGATCTCTCCAATCAGACCTTTCCAGCCGTCAAGCTTATAGGCTTCAATGGCAGCCACAGTCATTTCGTTTAATTTTGTTTTGACGCTTCCTACGGCGTCGGACAGGTCGCCAGTCAAAAGGCCCGCCAGCTGTTTGACGTTGTCTTTTAACGTGTTGGTGATGCCGTTTTGCGTCTGACTGAGGTCACTCATGGCGTTGTAGTAACGCCCGCCCTCTTCGGATGCGGCCTGCAGGGCCTGCGTCAGCAGATCATAACTGATGGTCATGTTCTGCACTTCGGCGGTGGACTTGCCTGTGTAGTCAGCCAGAATGCCGTACACGTCGATGCCGGCATAAGCAAACTGTTTGATGTCGGCCGTTGTAGCCTTGCCGGTGTTGGCGATCTGCTGCAGGTTCTGGGACATGCGGTTCAGCTCGTCGTTGCCGCCGCCGGTCGCAGAAACCGCGTCGCCCAGTGCCATGATGGTACTGCGGGCATAGGAAGCGTTCTCGCCTGCAGAGATCAGGTACTGGTTCGCCTTTGTCAGGGACTCGACATCAAACGGGGTTTTTGCCGCATCTTCCTGGATCTGGCTCATGACCTGCTGGGCGGCTTCCGCGCTGCCCAACATATTGCTAAAGCCGGTGGTGTATTTCTCGATCTGGGCGTTGTACTCGATGCCGGACTGTACAAAATTTTCAGCGGCATCAAACGCCACACTGCCTGCCTTTAGAATGACGTTTGACAGCGTCATGCCTTTTGTTATAGAGGCGGTAAGCTCTTCGGCAAGGCTTTTATTCGCTTTTGATGCTTTCCCGGTGGCATCCCCAAAGCTGTTCATGTACGCTTCCGCAGTCCTTAGCCCCTGTGCCGTGGTATTGAGTTGGGCCTGAGCTTCTTTCAGCTTCTGGGCAAATTCCTTAGTTTTTTCGGAGGTTTCCCCGGTCTCTTTCCGTGATTTCTGATAGGCTGCCGTAAGGTGAATGACCTCACTGTACAGCCGGTTATAATCCTTCATCATGGTGGAGACAGCGGCCTTAGTCTGAGACTTTGCCTCTTCCACGCCCTGCCGGTAAGCGCTGTCGTCCAGCCCGAGGGTGGCGCTCAATTCAAAAAGTTTCAGGCTTCATCACCCCCGTTCAAGCCATTTTTAATGCGTGCTATCACTTCATCAGCGGACGGCTGCGGCGGCTGTGGACGGTTTTCCACAAGCCCGGCCACCATGTCGTACCACCGCTCTTCCGCGCCTATAAGGTGCGCCAGAGCGTCCGTCATGTACGTCTGATAGCTGAGCGTGATGCGCTCTTGCCGCAAAACGTTCAGGCAGTGCTGCAAAATGTACGGTCTGCCAAACAGCCGCAGTGCGTCCGGGCTGATGGAAGAAATCAGGCGTCTGTACCCGCCAGCACCAACGGCAGACACCAGAGCAAAAAATCCATCACATCATCGTTGTTCAGCAGTTCCTTCACCGCGCGCAGCTTCTTGAACGGGCCGATATTTTCAACCACCCCGTTTTCATCCACGTCCGGCTCATAGAGCAGCGGAAGCAGCTTTGCGGTGGCAGCGGCATTGTCGAACAGCAAGCTTTTTGCCATAGCCTGAATGTTCTTTTTTGCCTGCTCCTTCTTCTTCTGTTCCAGCTCCTCCGGCGTTTCATCGCCGGTCAGGACCGGCAGAACCTTGAGCAGCTCCATGATCTTGGATTTTTCCAAGACCTCTTCCGCCACATCGGCGATCTGCCAGCAGTGGCGCAGGAACTCTTCATCGGGCAGCTCTGTCAAAAATTTCATGCGGTGTCCTCCTTATGCTGCGGCCTTGGGGCTGTAGTACCACTCCATAGGCACGGCGTCGTCACCCATCCGGGGGCAGCCGGTCAAGGTGACGGACAGATTGCCCTTGCCCTTGTCGGTGGTCTTGAGGGACAGGCCGCCGGTGGAGAGTGCGTTCATCAGCTTGACGGCCACAAAGCCGCCGTCGATGGTATCGCCCACCCACCAGATGTCCTTGAAGTCTCCGGTGCTGGCGGTGGGATTCAGCGTCATACGGGGCGTGACTTTCTTGTCACTCACATCCGCAGCGCCCAGCGCCAGCTTGATAACGTCCGTTGTGACGTTCAGGGCGGTAAAGGCCAGCGTGCAGTCGTAGTCCTCGATCTGCATCAGCTCTGCGGTGTTTTTCTGGCAGTTGTCCACATCATCGCCAAGGTCGGTGATGTTGGGCTTGCACTCTGCCGTCACGCCGCCGGAGGTGGCGCAGATGATGTCTGCGTCCTGGATCTCGGTCGTGCCGGACGGGTCAAATTTGTTCAGCACGACACCGGCATTGATCTGCATGGACTCGAATGCTTTTGCGCTGATCTTGGTAAACTTTCTTGCCATATTGCTCCTTACTCGCAAAATTGCGTGATTTCAAAATTGAGGTATTCGCACAGATACCCTTCAGGCGGGTTGTCGAGGGGCTGTGCCCATGGGGTGCCTTTTTGCAAAAGAATAGCGCCGCCCTCACAGGAAAGCGTTATGCTGTCCTCGAGGGCTGCGCTGATCGTATCTTCTTTTTGCAGGATGGGGGCTCTGCCGCCCTTGCTGGGGTACCACAGCCGGGCGTGGAAGGATGCCGTTTCGTTCCACCCGCCGGGGATGGTGGGCTTGTAGGTCAGATAGGGCAGTGAAGCGGCAGGAGGGATGTTATCTTCCAGATAACCCGGGATGCCAAAGCCGTTGAAAAAAGCGTTCAGCGCCCGGTTGATGCTCTCAGACGGCCCCATTACGGCAGCACCGCCTTTTTGCACTTGACGGCCCGCAGCCCCATGCCGGATTCCGGCGGGGCCTTGGTTTCGTCTGCTGTGCTGGTGATCTGGAAGGTCTGTCCGTCGCTCACTCGCTTGATGTAGTCCGGGAAGGCCAGCGGAACACCGGTGCCAACAAGCAGCGTGTAGGTAGATGCCGTGTCAGCCTGCTCTGCTACCTGAGCTTCCACGGTGGTGTCGTGGCGCTCCACGGCCTCAAACTCGGGGCCGTCCGTCCAGCCGGAAACAAAGCCGCCCACGCCGTCCGGCTCATAGCTGCGGGTCTGAAAACGGTATTTCTTGGTGAAGCTCTGCATCACGGTGGATGCAGCGAACGGAATAGCCATGTCACATCTTCCTCCACTGATTGATCTCGGATTTATAGCGGGTCTTGCCGTCTGCAGGCAGGCCGTCCGCGCCTGTAGCCATCGTGCCGGACCACCCGGCAAAAGACTGGGACACATACACGCCGCCGGACGGCAGTGCCTTGTCGTATGCGTCGATTTTTTCAGCCAGCGCCACAAAATCAGGCGGCACGCGCATGGGCTGCACCGTCCCGGTGAAGGTCTCGGCGGTCAGATCGCCGTCCCCGGCCTTGTGCACGCCGTCATTGAAGATGGATCCGCACACGAGGAAATACTGCCCCGGCACTACCCCGGCGGGCACGGTATCCGGCTCAAAAGCAAACTCCCCGGCAACGGGATCATCTGCCCGGTCAAAAAAATTGTGCGTGTAAACGCACAGCTCTGGGACGGTCATGCAAAGTCACCCCCTTGCAGGTTAGACCGATTCACCCGGGGTAATGGTCTGGACAGAGATGCCGTCCAGGTACTCAGCAAACAGGGTCACGCCGGTGATGGCGAAGCTCTCAGAGACGGCGGTGGTGTAGTTGCCCTGGGTGTGGAAGCCGATCAGGTTGCTGGCCTCGCCTGCGGTGGTATACACAAGCCCAGCCTTGGCGTAGTCGCTGTCGGAGGGGTCAACGTAGTACATCACGATGTTGTCCACGGGGGTGGCAATGACCTTGCCCTTTGCGATCTCGCCGTCAGACAGCAGGAAGATGGTGTTGTAGCCCATGAAATCCTTGATGTACTGGAAGCCGTACTGGTTCTGGATGGTGATCGGGGCGGTGCCCAGGTACTCCGCCACGTCCAGGACGTTGGCAAAGCCCACAACGCCGGTGACGGTGCGGTGCATATTCTTGAATTTGTTCTCCACGCTGCCCTTTGCCATGGCCAGAGCCATCTGGAAGGTCTTGGGGGTGCCCTTCAGGCTGCCGGTGTTCAGGTACTTGTAGAACTTGTCCGTGACCTTTGCGGTCAGGTCGAACAGGAACTCGTCATCGGTCTTCTGCACGGCCACATCATAGCCATAGTTCTGGATTGCCTCCAGGGAGACGGCCTTGGCGTACTTTTCGATTGTGATCTTGCCGTAGTCCTTCTCCTTGACGGTGTACTGGCTGTAGGGGATCTCCTCGCCCTCTGCGACGGTGCCGCTCTGCAGGGTGCCCTGGGCGTACTTGCTCTTCAGCACGGTGCCGGGCTGCATCCGGATGGGGCGCATGATGCCCATGATCTCCCGCAGGTGCTCCCAGTTGCGCTGAAAGCGTGTCACAAAGTCGATTTCCCGGGGGTTGACGGTGATCTCTGTAGTGGTGATCAGGTTGGTCTTTGCTGCCATGTATTAGTCCTTTCCGCCGCCTGTAAACAGGTCGGCATTTGCTGCAATGGCCGCCTGGCGCTCGCCGGCGTCCTTGATTGCAAAAATTTGGTCTTTGGTCATTTTGGAGCCGGCATTGGTGGGCGGGTTGTCCACCTTTGCGCCGGTGGTTTTGGTGGTGGCAATTTTGCCGCCCCATGTGGTTTTGATGCTGGAAAGCTGCTTTTCGGCGTCTTTCACCTTGCCGTCGGCGTCCAGTTCCAGACCGGCGGCAAATTCGTCGCCCTTCTTGGAGTCGTCGGCAATGTCGTCGATGTACTTTTCCAGCACGCCCGCTTGCTTGAGCAGCTGCTTAAATGCGGCAGTCTTAGCCGCCTTGCTGGCTGCTGCTGTCTGCTGGGCCTTGTAGTCGGTCAGCGCCTGTTCAGCGGCCTGCTTGCCGCTGTTGGCTGCATCGCGGTCCTTTTCGGCTTTGGCGAGGGCTGCGTTCTTCTCATCGAGCTGGTTCTGCAAAGTGTCCGTTTCCTCATGCAGCACGTCCAGAATTTTCTTGAGCTTGCCGCTGGTGTCGGTCGTTTCATCTTCCAGAATCGCCCGGAGAGTCTTGCGTTCGAGTGCCATGTGATAATCCTTTCTGCCCTTGCTCGGGCTGCCATGCTTGGCAATAAGGTTTAATTTGCCGGACGTGCTGCCGGTGTGGTGCCGCTTGCAGGAATCGAACCCGCGTCCGCTGGTTACAAATCAGCAGCTCTACCATTGAGCGAAAACGGCATAAAAAAGCGGCTGACGCTGTGCGCCAACCGCTAGGTATTAAATTTCAACATGAGAACTTAAGTTATAATCGCCATCCCATTCAACAACGATTTTGATATGCGCAGGGCTCATGCCAGTAGACTTGTAAAGCAAGCCAAGCTCTTCTTTTGCAATTTTTGCTTGGCCCCAAAAATCCTCCGGGCTCATTTTTTGCAGTTTTGCTCTTTCTGCGTTCCCTGCGCCTCTTCTTCGCAATTCTTCTAGGAGCCATTCATAAAGCCTCCAAAGCCATTGAGCCTCTTCTATCAGCTCTTCGTTGGAAAGCTCTTCTTTAGGTTTCTGTTCAACTTTGTCCTTGACGAACATATGCAAAAAAGAAATTCTCATGCTTAAACCTCCTTGTTTCCTTCTTCTACTGCGATCTCTCGCAGCTCGTCAATGTGATCTTCCACCGCCGGGCGAAGGAACGGGCGTGGAGCCATGCCCCGGGTAAAGTGCCACTTGCCGTTGAAGTCCTTCCAGACCCACGGCGTTTTGCGTCCGTTGCCCTTCTCGGCAAAGATGCCCGTGCCCAACTCCACATAGACGCTGTAAAAGAGATTTGATCCGATGGTCACGGTCTTTTTTGCGAGGTCGAGGGCAAAGGTCAGGCTTTGCTTGAGCGCGCCGCCCACATAGCCCTCAATATGGGTGCTGTTCTCTGCGCCGGTAGGCACAAGCAGTTGGGCGTAGTCCTGCACCGTCATTCCCCAGCGGGTCAGCACCCGCTCTTCCCATGAATCCAGAGCTTCATGCAGCCGCGGGGTGTTGTCGGTGAATTTGATGTCGTAGTTAAATTTCATGGCTCACTTTTTCTTCCTTTTCCTCGAAACAAAGCCAATCCATGCGCCGCCCTGTTCAACCGTTACGCCAAACGGCTTTTGTGCCAGCTGCATCAACTTTGTACGGTCACTCGAAGTCATGCCCTTTAGGTCAAAAGCAACTTTCGGGCCGCTCTTGTCCCAATATGTGGTATGAGACGGAGAAGAACCATCGCCACTTCGATATTTGTTGAGGTCAACACCAACTTGTTCTTTTACGAAAGATACAACGTCGTTATGCGTTTTCTTGTATCTGGAACTATCCACAACAACGGCGGCTTTCTTCGCCTCTGCTGCCGCGATTTTGCTGTAATCCGTCACCCATTTCCCATTCACAAAAGATTCAAACTCATGTTCATTTGCATTTCCGCCGCCCGCTCTCGCGGAGCTGCGCCCGGCTCTGCCGGATGCTCTACCACCGCCGCTCATCGTGACACCTCTCTCTCACTTCCGCATACTGCGGCTTGATTATTGTTGCGTTAAAGTCCATCCCCGGTAATGGTTTGCCATACCAGAGAACTTGCGTAGGATTTAAGCGCCGCATAGCTTCCTTGCACCCCATCGTAAAAAGGGTTGTAGCTAAACGCTCATTCATAAGCCCAACGGACGAAATGGAGATGATGGAGTTTCGCGGCTCTCCGTCAAAACACCACTCGTAGCTTTCTGGCCACACCCATTCGATGGTGGGAATGACTTTGATGCAATGCATCTGCCAGTAAGCAGCCAGCCAGTGCCGTTTATAGGCGCTCCAAATCTGCACCGCTTCCGGGTGGTCTCGGAACATGGAAAAATCAGGGGAAAGCACCGCCCCAAACTGTTGCAAAAGCGGCACATACTTGTCAGGATTGCGCCAAACACGTTCAAACTGGTAATCATCACAATAAAAATGGACGCCTTTGCTTGCTCTGTCTTTGGCAGACAGGGCGTAGTTGAAAGGAATCCATTCCAGCTTGTCAATGCGGATGTCCGTTTCCGGCTTGATGATAGGGATATGGAACTTTCCTTCGCCCGGAAAAATCATCTTTTCGGTGTTTTCCATTGGCAGAATCACGGTTCACCCCTCGGTTCTCGCTTTTTCTTTAAGATGCGACCGCATTCAGGGCAGAAATTCAGCTGCCCGGCACGATGCGTTACCGTACCGCACACGCCTGCGCCTTTCCTGTGCGTTTTTGTGATAAGACTGACTTGAAACGTGGTGTAAAGGCCGTTCTCCCCTTTGGGGGAATTTTCCTTCCACCACGCAAGCCTCTCGCAAAATTTGCAAGGCTTCTTCTCATTCATGCTTTGCAACCTTCCTCTTTCTCTTGCTTTCAAAATAAGTTTTCGGCCAATCGGGCCGGTTCGCTACCTTTGCAGCCTTACTGGCCGCTTCGGCGAAATTTTTAGCGGTTCCGCCGGCATTGTAAAATGCCTTTGCAAGCTTCTCGAAATTTTCGGCAGAATTCATTTTTTCGCCTTCTTTCTCTTGCGTTCTTCCGCCCACCACATCTGTTCTTTTTCCTTTCCGCCCTTGGATTTATACCACTCGGTGTAATCCATGACGGGGGTGGCCTCTTTGGTCACATTGTCCCGCTGCATGGCGTTCTGCCGGGGATATTTGCCTAGTGCAGAGGACAGCACACAGCGGCAGTGGTAAACCATCTCCGGGGCGGCGCTGGGGTCGCCGGGGCGCTGAATCTCGTATCCCATGACCTTGAACGGCTCGTCAAGCTCTGCCGTTTGCTGATCGAGTAGGCGGTGCATTTCACGGGTGCGGTAGTCGTGGGTGGAGTTCCACCGCTTTTTGACCTCGATGCCCAAAGCCAGGGCGTTGCGCATCTGCTGCAATGCCCCGGCGTTCTGGGCGCTCGTAATGGCTGTGATGGCGTTGTTCATGGCCCAGTGGATTTCTGTGTCAGCCATGCCATTCACGGCCTGCACGGCGATGTCGTGGACGCTCTTGCCCTGCACGATGCCCTGCATGACGTAGCGATTGAATACCTTTGCATCATAGGTTTTGTTGCTCTCGCTTTTGATACGCTTGTTGGGCACAAGCCGGGGGCGCTCCTGCAAAAGCAGCCGCACCGCCTCGGTGTTGTACAGGGTCAGCCCGAACGTCACGCCTGCGGCCTGTTCCAGCTCGTAGAAAGCCCAGTTTGCGCCAAAGGAAAAGATGTTGTATTGCTCGTCCCGGGCCAGCTTGTAGGCCGTCTCTTGGGCTGTGGTGCACGTCTGCGTGATGCCGTCCAGCTTGGCGTGCATCAAATCGGACTGGAACACCTGATTTTGCAGCCAGATGCGGTAATCGTCCTCGGTGATCTCGCCTGCATCCAGCTGCGCCCGCTTGCGCTCGTCCAGTGCTTTGTACTTTGCCAGAAAATCGGTCAGCTGCTTCTGCATCTCCCGGCGGGCAGTGCCGTACACCCGGAGGATGCGGCGGCGCAGGCGGTTCAGCTGGCGGGTAGAGATGCGGTCACGGTCAGTCATAAGTGCATCACAAGCTTTGCAACGTTAATGACAAACGAGCTTACTCCGTAGCCGAAGAAAAAGCCAAAAACTGCGGCGCAAATATCACGCTTCATCTGTTCCATCTTCATCCTCCTCCTCGTCCACGGTCTCCCGTGTTGCGCTCTCAGCCATCAGCGCGGCCTTGGCCTGCTCCTTTTGTTCCGGGGTCAGGTTGGGCAGTAGGTCAATGGCCATGTCCTGCCCGATGATGGGTGCCTCAGAAATCACCATGCTGACCTGTTCGGCTGTGTTGGTGATCTTGCTGCGGTTGAATGCCGGCATAGCGTTTTCAAAGCCAGCCAGTGCGCAGATCTGCCGGATGAACGGCTTGACCTGAGCCTCGAAGTCGTCTGCGTTCTGGTTCAGCGGTTCATAGGCTGCATCCAGATGGTCGTTGGTGCTGTCCGCGCTGACGCAATGCACATCCAGACCGCCGAAGTCCTCATACACCCGGGTGTGGAGCAGCTCCAAAAGAGCCTGCCGGGCCGTCACAGGGATCTCGGTGGTGTAGGGGGTGATCTTGCCGCCCTCGCTGGTGTCTGCGCCTGCAATGTGGTACAGATTCAGCTTGACAAGGAACTCCTGCAGCTCGTCATCGGTCATGCCGTTGAAGTTCTCGCACAGCCAGTAGATCTGCGAAAAGTCCTGCAAGTCGTTGCAGAAGCCGGACATCACCAAATCGGTGTTGTCGATGTAGGCTTTCAGCCCCACAAGCGTGCTCTGGTGCAGGTCGGAGCCCCACAGCGGCACAATGGGAAGAGCGCTGTAGTTTTCGCCCTCCACGCTTTCCAGCCCGCCGCCGGGTGTGGTGACGGTCACACTCTTGTATGCTTGCTTTGGCACGGTCTCCTGCATCGTGTTGCCGATTTTGCTTTCCGTGTACTCGGTAAAGCCGTCCAGCTCGTACAGGATATAGTGCATATCTGTGTCCGGGTTCAGCCGCCAGAAGCGCACACCCGCCTGCAAAAGGCCTGTCTTTTCATCGTACAGGGGCGCGAACTCGGTCAGCTTGAAAACCACCAGATGGTCGTTGTTCCAGAATCCAAAGCTCTCGCCGTGGATCAGGGCGAAATATCCGGCCTTCTGAATCTGCTCGTCAAAATTCTGCCCCAGCCTGTCCTTGTCCACGCCATCGTCCGCAAAGACCACGCCGTTGCCGAGGGAGTAGGTCGCCCGCTGTTTGTTGAGCCGCCGGAAAAGATTGCTCTTGACCATATCGGGGTGTAGGATGTCCTGCTTGGTGTTTTTGGATAGGCGTTTCAGCATCAAAGCGTAAGCCTGTGCGAAGCGTTCAGCCCCCGGGTTTTTCTGTGCGTCGTACAGGTCGGCGTCCAGCGCCATCTTGTAAGGCCCGGAAGTGCAGTGCTGCTTCACGAACCGCCGGATGAAATCAGGCTGCTCCCCGGCGGTTTGCGCCTGCTGGAAGGTCTGGAATGTGTATGTAGTGCTCAAAATCAATTCCTCAGTTTTACAAGGCGCTTTGTGCGCACGAAGTAGCGGATAGCGTCCATGCAGTGGTCATTGACCTTCAGCACGGTGTCGTCTTTATCTGGATCCCAAGCGTACACGCCAAACTCTTCCAGCGTGTGCTTGCAGTCCTTGTATATTTTTAGCCGCCCGGTCTGCAGCATGGTCTGCACGTCCAGAATGCCGCTCAGAACGTCGTTGTTTGCAGGGGTCTGTGTAAAGCCGTTCTTGCGCAGCTCTGTAATCAGGGGCAGGGCAGAGGGGTCCACAATGATCCTCTCCGGCTTGAGACCATCCAGCCACGCCTTGAGGTCTGTGACGTACTCGCCCACGGTCTTTTGCCGCTTCTGTTCCCGGCCGCTGTAGTAGTACTCCCGGGTGACGATCCAGCAGTCTGCATCTGCCTGCTTCTGGAACAACAAAAAAACCGTTGCGTTCTGGGTGCCGAAGTCGCACGCCACATAAGCGCTCTTTGGAGACAGCGCCGGCAGCACGTCAATGACGTGCTTCTTGCGGTCGAACATGTCATATACAAGGCCCTCCGCCACGGTCCACAGGCCCAGAATGTAACGCTGATAAAAAATGCCGCTGTACTGGCTGCGGTATCTGGCCTTGATGTCCTCGGAAAGCGACAGGTTGTCGTCCATCGTGAAATGGAGATACATCATCTTGCGGGAACGGCATTTCCGCACCCACTCGAGATAAAACCAGTGCTGCGGGCTGCCCGGGTTGCAGTTGAACCAGAACTTTGACCCGGTGACAGAGCAACGGGCTGTGGCCTGATTGACGAAGCTTTGCGGCATCAGGGCCACCTCGTCGAAGAACGCGCCCGCAAGGGTAATGCCCTGGATCAAGTCCTGGCTGCTCTCGTCCTTGCCTCCAAAGAAGTAAAACTCGTTGGTTTTGCTGCCCTTGCTGACGGTCATGCAGTTTTCGGCCCGATGCTCCTTGACGTTGTAGCCACGGGCTGCAAGCTGCTGCTTGAGCGTCCCCAGCACGTTGCGCCGGAAGCTGGCAATGGTCTTGCCACACATGGCAAACTGCTGGCCGCCGTAGCAGGTCATAGCCCACTGGACGAAAGAAAAGCTCATGGCAAAGGTTTTGCCCGATCGAATAGCGCCATCAGCAATGATGCCGTTGTAGCCGCTGTATGCGCTCTGCGGTGTCCACCAGCTCAAGACCTGCTTTTGCCGTTGGCTGAGGGCTTTCCAGCGAAAACCGTTACTTTTCCGCATGGTCGTCCTCTTCCTCTGGCAGCATCTCCACGTCGTCCGGCGGGCTGAGGTCTGCGGCGGCATTCAATGCCTTTATCAAACCATCATCGTGACGCTCTTCCTGCTCCGCTTCTTTCGGCTTATCGCTCCAACCAAAATTAACTTGCAGGCTGAATCTTGCGCCGCCGTTTCCGTCACGATCATAGAGCCGTTCTTCGGCGTATCTCTCGCACCGCAGTTTCGCGCGCGTTATCGTGTCAGAAAACTCAGCCTTTCCTTGATAGTCAATCAAAGATTGCCGAGACTTAAACCCCAACGCCAAAGCTAGACCGGTGACCGTTTCTGGACGTCCGTAAATTTTTATCACGTTTCCGTATTTGTCCAGAACAGGCTTTCCGGTTTCGTCTTCTAGGACGCTCCCTTCGCAGCTTTTGAAGAACTCTTCGATTTTTTTCTCAAGTTCTTCTTTGCTCTCAAAGACGGGCGGTCTGCCTATCCTTTTGTTTTTGCTGTAGGCCACCGCCACCACCTCTCTAAACTCGTGCAAAAGAAAAACCGCCCGGAAATCCGAACGGTCAGAATATCGAATGTGCCGCCAGCTGGACTTGAACCAGCACCCACGGAATGGATGTGCGCAGTGGTTGGCTGTGCAGTGATGTTCCCGTGGTGTCACCAACGTTGTCCCGCCTTAAATGGGCGGCGCTCTGCCAGTTGAGCTATGACGGCATATAATAAGCAGCGCCCGTGCATTCAGTTCGTTGGACAGGCGTCAAACGGTGGGCGCTGCTGCATCCGGAACTTTCGCGGCCGGATGCCCCGCTATTGCGTGGCCCTTCATAGGGCACGCAAGCACTCCCGGCAGGGTTCGAACCTGCAACATGCGGTTTTGGAGACCGCTGCTCTACCGCTTGAGCTACCGGAGTATAAAAGCCGCCCTTGGAATCGAACCAGCCGTGTCTACACACGCGCCGCGCTCCAAACTGCGCTCAGGCGGCCATATAAAAACAGCTCCGGTTCGCCGCCGGGGCTGTTGGTTGGCGTACATCCTGTCAGGAAAGCTACACCTTGGCAAGGATTCTAAGGCCTTTTCTTGGCACGGGAGGTTGCACGTGCGGCCTTGCGGGTTGTCTAGTCCATGCGCCATACGGTGCGATACGGCGGAATCGAACCGCCTCCTGTCTCTCATGAGCGGCAGGCTGCCTTTGTGTCAGTGTATCGCATAGAAGCAGCCCGCGAAACGTGAAGAGAGAGCAAAGCCCGGTACCTGCAAGCAGAAAAGGAGGAAAATGCCAAGAAGGGACACGTTTCGGAGGCTGCGTGGCAAGCGTCTCACCGCTTTCGGCGGTTCCGCTTATACCAATTTTACCACATCTCACATGTAACAACAATAACGACAACATGTAAGAAAATTACATAAATTGATGCCAAATCTGCGCAAGCTGCTTGCATCCATCCCGCACATACAAAGAAACGCGGTTTTCGTTTGGCAGACCAAGACTGCGGGCCACAACGACCTGCTTTTGGTTCTGGACGTAGTAGCCATACAAGCATGCCTGCATCATGTCACTGCTTTTGGTTCCTGCAATGTACTTGATTCGGCGCTTTGCTTCCGTCCGCAAAACTTCTAGCTCGGCTTGCAGCTCTTGCATCTTGCGCTCGTTTTCGTCTGTTTCTTCGGCACAAAGCCCGATTTTGTCTCCGTGCCCGGATCCGCCGGGCATTCCGGTCATGCTGGCGGTGCACTTCGTGGCCTTGTCATGCGCCTGCCGGATGTCCAGCTGGATACGGTCAATTCGGTCGTCCATAGCCCGAAGCTGCTTAAACCACGACTTGACGGTGTGGTAGTCCACGCCGCTGTCTGGCTTTGGCGTGTCAGTGTCAGGTATCCATGTGCTGGTCATTGTTACTCCTTTCTTCAAAATCGTAGCAATATTCGGGCGGATTTATGTATCCTTCGTCTTTTTCACCGCTCTGGCAGATATAGTGATATCCGGATTCTTGCGCCCCAAATTTTTGCTTTAAGTATGCGCACCGGTCGCAAAGGCAAGGTTTGTTTCGGTTGAGCCACCGCTTAAAATATTCAATTGGGTTGCCATCGCTAAGAACAAACCAGATGAAAAGCCCTGCAAGTGTTGCCATGAACAGCGTGCTTGCAACTTCAAATAGCATATCAAGCATTTTACTTCTCCATTTCTTCGATCTCAATTTCCACCCGTGGCTGTTTCCGGTCAAGATCCACCCGGCTGCCATCGTGGGCGGCGACGATGCGGCTGTTGTCGTCCTCCAGAACGCGGGCTTTCACCAGAATGTCTGTGGTCGCCTCGATGAGGTTTGCCAGATCGACCCGGCGGGCGGTTTTCATGTAGTACACGCACCTCACGTTCACGCGGGCAGAGATGGGGCTGTGCGGCCTTTTGATCTGCCGCAGGCAGTCCGTCTCATAATCCACGTAGGTTTTGCTGGGGGCTATGAATGGGGTCTTTCTGCCGAACTTTGTGAACTTGTACAGGATGCGCTGGCTGTTTTTCTTAGTGACCGGGTTGCCGTAGAGGGTCAGCTTCATTCACTGTCCTCCACATAGCACCAGCTTTGAGGCGGGCGGCAAATGGAACATCCGTCGATTTTGCAAGTCGGTGGAATCATGTAGTGATAAGACGGTTCATAGTTTTCACAACGCCAATTTCCGCAAACACAATTTGATCTGCCCATTCCCAAAAAACCAAATCTTGAAAATTCATCAAGGTCTCTGGGCTTGTCATAAATCTTCAGGTTAGAGATGTGCCAGCCGTAGCCATTACGACCTTGCAGATATTTTTTAACGGTTTCTTCGGTCAGGCAGGCGGCTTGAAGCAGTGCATCTTCCGGTTTATACCACCCGTCCGATGTCAAAATGTTTATGTCCATCATCGTTCCGACGTGGACGAGCTTGTCGATTTTGTCGCAGGTGAACTCGCCGATCACTCTGCTGTCCATTTTCTGCACGCCAGCCTTGGGCGACTTCATAACCCAGCCATTGTGACCGGTGCAGTAGATGTACACCTTGAACGGCGTTTCCAGCTTCGGGCGGGTCTTACGCACCTCAAGGGTCTTTTGCCCCCGAATGATGAGGTCGCACCATTCAGGCCGGATGCTCATCAAGATAGCTTTCATTTTTTCATCATCCCTTCCATTGCCAGCTGCTCGCACTGCTTTTCAGCTTCCCTGCGCTGCTGGTCATACTCAAACAGCATATCTGCGTACTCATTGCCCACCCGGCGGATGGCCGTTTCCAGCATCTCCGTCACAAGGTCGTGGTACTTGTCCGCGCCCTTGCGGCTGTTCCTGGCAGCTTCCCGGGCTTCCCACAGGTCGGTGAGTTTGTCCCGTTTGTCGGCGGTGATCTCGCCATAGCCGTAGGCATCCTGGATCTGTTCCATGCTTTCCCAGCCTTCCAGCTCAGCAAAGGGGTCAGCTTCAGCCTTTGCCATGCTGCGGGCTTTGGTCTTTTTCTTGACGTACCGGTTCAGACCGTCCTGCATCACGGCGCGGGCATCGTCCATCGCCTTGCGGATAGCCTTGACCTCCCGCTCTTTCTTGAGCTGCCCGGGCTGGCTGGCCCATTCGGCCATCAGTTCAGATTTGGTTTTCGGTTTCATGTGCTCACCCCCACTGTTCAGCCATTGCATTTGCAATGCCGGGAAATGTTTTGCTTCTTACCTTTGCGCTCCTGTGTCCGCTTTTCGCCCATGCGTCACCGGTCTTTTTTGCACGGTGATCTGATGAAGACACCCATTTAGAGGTCGGCACAACAACATCTGTTGCGAAAAGCATAGGAAGATTTTTCAGCCACAAACAAGTTGTCTTTATATACGGATCTCCAAACATATACGGCTGAATAATCTGGCTGTATTGGGGCAGTTCCCAAATTTTCATAGGGACAGGGTTCTCTATCGCAATCCGTTCCACATCGGAATTCCAGAATTTCAGAAAAAAATCTCGTGCTCGGATTCCGTTCTCATACCGAGGTTCTTGAATTTATCCGTTGACTATCAAACGGTTTGCGCCGGCTTTGGATAAGTAGGTGCAAGGCGGGTGTGCAATGAGCAAGTCCCACTTGCCAACGTCATGCGTTACGCCGTCCATTGTCACGACTTGCTCCCCCTCCAGAGCATTGAGCGCATCTCCAAGAATATGCCACTCGGGATGCCCGCCGGACTGCTCCTGAATATCACAGGAGTAGGCTTCGTGTCCCTTGGCGCGGAAAGCCTTGCACACCTCCTGCGATTCCTAGCAGGCGATAAGCACTTTCATCGTTTTCTTCCTCCCATCCATCCTTCTTTGTCGAAATCGTTGCGGCTGATCCGCTCCGCTGCGTGGTTCCCGTTGGTGTAGATGCGCTGTGCTTTCAGCTGACGCTTGTACTCGGCGTACCGTGGGCAGCTGTCGTGGCAGATCAGGTGCCGGTCGGGGCAGTCTTTACATGTCAGGTTGATCATGTTCGGCTTCCTCCCTGTTAAACCAAAGGCGTGTTCCGCATCCGGGACAATATTTGTCAAGGTAATAATCATCGTTGCAACTATACCCGCAAACGGGGCAAATCTCATTGATTGTTTCTTCACGCCAGTAAAGCTTTTTGGGGTGTTCACCCGGCTTTTTAGGCAACGGCATCCAGACCGGGAGGTTTTCCGGGAAAGCTGCCGCCATGTTCCACGGCCAATTTGTTATGAAGCCGTCGCCGGGGTTGTTGTTGATGCTCAGAACATCGCCGTCTTCATTTGCATCAGCCTCAGTCGGCGGCTCTTCTGCGGTCTTGCGCCAGCGCTGGACGTCCGGGACGACTGCCGGTTCATCTTCCAGCACATCTATCGCGTCCATAATCTGACACGCGCGGCATTTTACGCCGTTGTAATGTTCGCAGCCACAGCAATATGCTGCTTTGATGTTTGCGATGGCTTTTTCACGGTCGATAAATTCGCTCATTTTTCAATCTCCCTTTCTTTGTTTTCGCAGGCGTTCCCGGCTGCGTGCCAAAAGCTCCGGGCTTAAAACGCCATTCCCGGACGGCTGTGCCCTGTCTACTCGGTTGCCTTTTGCCCGGCTTCCGCCGATTGGGCAGAGCTGGTTATACTCCGCAGCGGTCTTGCAGCCCAGTCTTTCCGCTTCTTCCAGTGCCTTGCGAACATATGCCCAGCTGCTGCCGCCCAAATCTGCGCACTTGTCTATGACCGCATACACAAGATCTGCATCCATGCGCTCTATGTATCCGGTCAGTTCTTTTTCTCCGGTCTTGCTCAGCTTGCCGACGTTATCCCGAAAAAAACCCACCAGATATTTCGTCGTCTTCGTCCCTGTATAGGAGGAGTCATCTTTAGATGACGACGACTTATCTATATCTAATATCTTATATCTAATATCTGTATGGACATTTTTGTAGACATCTGCGTGGACATCCTGTGGACATTGTCCACAGTGTTCTGCTTCAATTTGACGCTGGTTCGCTCTTTGCAACTTTTTTTGTGCTGCATAATCGGTCTCGCTTCCGACCATTTCAGAGTGGTTTGCAAGCACCAGTGTGCCGTCTTTTTCCTGATAAATCAGCCCAAGTTTCGCGTAAAGTCCCAGTGCAACGCGCACCGTATCGGTAGAAAACCACTTAGTATCGCGCTGAATCTTGTCCACGTCATAGGGAATGATCACCTCGCCGATCTGCCGCGAAAGCCTGCCGTTGGTGTTGATAGTCATAAGGCAGAGCATCTGGTACAGCACCACATAGTTTGCGCCGTTCTTCTGCCCCATGAGAAAATCCACCGCATCAGACCGCATAAAGCTGTCTTTGAGTTTCAACCAGTAGTATCTTTTTCCGGTAGCCGTATGCTTTCACCTCCTTTGCACGCCCGTATAGCCAGATAGCACAGCTTGCGAAATCAGAAGGGAAAATCTCCATCGTCCGGGATCGTGGCAAAGTCGTCCATCTTTCCCTGATCA